CGATGATATTATTGATAATAAGACAACTGAATATGCTGATTTAAAGGTTGTAATTATTGATACATATGACCAGCTTATTGATATGGCAGAAGATGAAGCTATTCGACTTTGGAATAAAGACCCCGATAATAAGAGAGTAAGTAGTATTAATGCTGCTTGGGGCGGTTTCGGTAAGGGAGATAAGAAGGCAATCGAACTTATGTTTGATAAGATTGCGGAGCTTAGAAATGTAGGTGTTTCAACCATTATTATTGGTCACATTAAGACAAAGAACGTAACTGACCCTGTAACTGGCGAAACTTATCAGACACTTACATCTGACCAGCAGCAGAATTATTTTAACGCACTCAAGAAGAACCTTCATTTCCTTGGTCTTGCTTATATTGATAGACAGATTATCAAGGAAAAGACGGGCAAGAAGAATATTGTTACTGGTAAGGAAGAAACAGTTAATAAGGTAAAGGGCGAAGCTCGTAAGATTAAGTTCAGAGATGATAATTTCTGCGTAGACAGTGGTTCACGTTTTGCAGAAATTGTAGAAGAAATTGACCTTGATGCAGGACAGTTTATTAAGGCAATTACTGATGCTATTAAGGCTGAACAGGCAAAGTCGGGTAAGTCTTTTGAAGAATCTAAGGCAGAACAGGAAAAGGCTGAAGCAGAAAATCTTAAACAGATTGCTAAGAATGAAGAAAACAAGAGAAACACAAAGGCTTTAGAAAGCATAATTTCCGAGATTACTGATTTTATTAAGGAAAACAAGACAAATCTTGATGTGTTAAAGCCAATTCTTGCGGTCGTAAAGGAAATGGGATATGACAACCCTACAAAGATTGATAACCTCGATGATGCCAAGAAGATACTTGAAATGATTAAGTAATTATATAAGGGAGAATTATTATGGGAGTTAAAAAGATGACCGCAGTTGAAAAAATACAGTGGGATAATCTATATCAATATGTTAGGTCTGAAATTCTAATGTATGATAAATCCCAAATAATTCCCCCTAATCTTGTTTTAAGATTAAAGGGGTTAAGATACGGGAAATACATTGAAAATAAGGCTCAAGAAGATAGAGCAGACTATTCTTACGAAATTATATTATATGCGTTTCAGATTTCTAAACCTGCCATTATGAATGCCTTACAATCAAAGACATTTGAAAGTGAAATGCAAAAATTCAATTATATATGTAAGATAGTTGAAAGCAATATCAATGATGTTTATATCAGATTGAATAAAACTAAAACCAGCATAGAAAAAACAGAAAGTGTTGATATGGGTGTTTTTGAATATGAAGGTGGTAGTTATATACAAAAGACAACAGAAAATAAAAATCCCAAATTAGAGGATTTATGGTAAGTGGGTGAGAGATATAGCAAATAAAAAACTTACGCCTTTTGAACAGGAATTAGTCAATACAATCAAATCAGTAGCAGAATATAAATTAGGATGCGAAGCCAATATTGTTGCTATTTTATATAAGAAACCTGAATTGTTTTATGAAAATAACCTTCAGCTTAACGAGTTTAACAATAATATATGGAAAGTATATTGGCAGATTGCTTTTGATTTAATAACTATTGAAAAGAAATCTGTTTTAGATGATGTCACGATAGGGTTTTATCTTGAAAAGCATCCTAAATTAAAGGACAAATACGATGAATACGGTGGATATGATACTATTTCATCCGCTGGTGCTTATGTAAAAACTGAAAATTTCGATGGATATGTACAAGAACTTCGTAAGTGGAATTGTGTAATTAAACTTGCAAAAAGAGGATTTCCTGTTCAATCAAGATTAAGCGATTATTGTGATATGACTGCTGAAGAAATTTATAATGAGTACGAAGCATTCCTAAATGATACTTTTGTTAATATTGATTGTGATATAAAAAGTTATGATATTTGTGATGAGCTTGATGAACTTATTGATGAATTAGATGAGGGCGTTGCTATTGGTTTGCCTTATTATAGTCTTGATATGTTGACGAAAGAAACTGGTGGGCAGTATTTAGGAAGTATCACCCTTGTAGGTGGTTTATCAAATGTTGGTAAATCTACGTTAGCAAGAACAAGCACAATCCCAAGCATAATCAAGAATAAAGAAAAAATCGTTATTATGCTTAATGAAGATGGTAAGAAAAAATGGCAAAGGGAACTTTTAGTATGGATTGCAAATAATATCCTTATAGAAGATTTGCCTAAATATGTTGTGAGAGATGGACATTATTCCGATGAAACCAAGGAAATTCTCAATAAGGCAAAAGAATGGTTAAGAGAGCAAACACAAAATCATCTGATTACAATTATTCCATTTAAAAAGTATTCCACATCAAAAGCTATTAAAGTTATAAATAAATATTCAAGTTTGGGAGTTAAATATTTTCTGCTTGATACTTTTAAAATGGATGCAGGTAAAGTTACAGAAAGTTCTTGGCTTGAAATGCAACAGAATATGGTTGAAATCAATGACGTTGTAAAGCCTGAGTCTAAGAATTTACATATACTTATAACATTTCAGTTAAATAAAGGGTCAGCAAAGCAGCGTTTTTATACACAAGATAATGTAGGTCTTGCTAAAAATATCATTGACCCAGTATCTACTTGTATTATGGTTAGAGATGTATTTGATGATGAATATACAGGTGAAAAGCGTGAACTTAAAGTTTATAGGTTAGAGGGCAAAAACAATAAGACTAAGATACCTGTTAAACTCGAAAAGGACAAGCGATACCAGATACTATTTATAGTAAAAAATCGTGAAGGTTCAGCTAATACATATCAGATAGTAGTATCACATGATATGTCAAAAAACATTATAAAAGAAATCGGAATCACAAATGTTCCAGTAGATTTTTGATAAGGTGGTGATAAAATGACCGTTACAGAACTGAAACAGTACATTTATTCTAACAAGAAAATTGAGTATGTGCTTAATGAAATAGGTTGCGGTCATATTGTTTATCATGCTCAAAAAGAATATTATTCTTGTTCTAATAAAAACGGTGATAATAAATCGGCAATTAATATTCTTAATAATGCTTATCTGAATTGTAGGAACTATACCAGAGAAAAGGAATTTGGGGACAATTCAGATTTATTGACACTTGTTCAATATAACCTGAAGTTAGATAACCCCAAATTCTCTTTCTTTGATACAGTAAAATATTTACATAAAATACTTGGATTGAAATTATCTTTAGTTTCAAAAACAGAGAATAAGAAAACTGAAGACCCCTTGGCTGTTTTTAAGAAAGTTAAACATAGAAAGTCTAAAGTGAATGTTTTAGATTTTAATTCATTAGATGAAAATGAACTATGTGATTTTGTTCCATATATACATATTGATATGTATAGAGAAGGTATAATGCCTTGGACAAGTAAAAAGTTTAGTCTTGCATATAGTTATCGTTTTAAAAGAACAGTTATTCCTATGAGATATTGGCTCACTGGTGAATTACTTGGATTTAATATGAGGACATCTGTAAAGAATTATGACTTATTTGATATTCCTAAATATTATATTACGCCTAATTACCCTAAACAAATGAACCTTTTTGGTTTATGGGAGAATAAAAATGACATTACAGATAAAGGATATGTCATTGTATATGAAGCTGAAAAAAGCGTTTTGTTAAGAGATAGCCTTAATGATTCAACAGGAGTAGCTTTATCAGGTCACGAAATATCAGAAGAACAAGTAAAAATTCTTATAGGTTTAAATGTAGAAATTATTATTGCATTAGATAAGGATATTTCTCTCGATGAAGTAAGACATAATTGTGAAAAGTTTTATGGAATTAGAAAGGTATCTTATCTTTATGATAAATGGGATTTGCTTGGTAAAAAAGATAGCCCAGCAGATGCGCCAAATAAGATTTTTGAATTTATGATGAAATTCAGAACTGTTTATGATAATAAAGAGCATGAAGAATATTTGAAAAGTTTAAAGAGAGGATGAAAATATGAGCGAGAGAAAAAGTTTTGATGAACTTAAAGTCATTATGGAGAAAAATAATTGTTCTCGAATTTGGTCTTGGTCTAAATTTAATACATATCATACATCACCTTATGAGTATTTTTTAAAATATATTGCAAAGAAAAAGGAAGATAGAGAGGATTGCATTTATGCTCCTGTCGGCGGAATGTGTCACGACATTCTTGAAAAACTTTATACTAATAAGATTGAATATTCCGAAATGGACGAACTTTTTGAAGATGCTTGGCTTACAGCGGATATTTCAGGTTTAAAGTTTGATAGAAATGATGCTGAAAAGAATAAAAATATTTCGGCAAAGTATTATAAAAATCTCAAACATTTCTTTAGTAATCATAAAGTCATTCCTTTTAAGACTGCTATAGAGCAGTTTATAACTATTAAGATAGGAGAAAATCTTTTTCAAGGTTATATAGACTGTTGTTATAAAGATAATAATGGTTGTTTTAACATTGTCGATTTCAAAACTTCTACTGTTTATAAAGGA